TAAAATAGAATCTCTTCCAAATATATCTCCAATAAAACCACGACCAAAATTATCAGCTACTCCATCTCCACCTGTACCTGGAATACCAAATTGATTAACACCTAAAGCTGCTATAGTTGCAGCAGCAACAGGATTGTTTTTAATAGGATCCATAATTTTTTTCTGGAACCATGAACCGATTCCATATTGTCTTCTACCATCTTGACCCATGATACCACCATAAGCTTTTGATGATCTACTTGGGATTGAAAAAGTTCCTTCTTCACTATTAAAAATTTGTCTAACAGTATCATCGTCTGCATCATCGATCCAATCATAACCTTTAGATTTTAAACTATCTCTCATACTTCCTACAGTTCCGCCACCACTATAACCAGGCATATTTAATCCTGCAATTCCATTTTGACCTTGAATAGTCGGACCTGTTATAGAACCACCCATAGCCATAGGAGGCATTCTACCCGCTGGCATTCTACCTTGTGGCTGTTGCATCATAGCTTGTTGCTGCATTTGCTGCATAGCTTGAGCTTGTTGTTGTCTAAGCTGAGCTTGTTCAGGACGTATGTCTCCTTCGTATCTAATCGAAGGCGCAGTTGTTTGTAGCTTGTCTTGAAAATTCATCATAATTTAACCTTGGGTTTCTTACCTTATCCGTTTTTTCCTGAGAAATCAAGACTTGGCATGATTACTTTGACGTCTTGAGCCATGTCTTCATTCTTATATCCTTTGGCCTCCCAGTCTTTTCTCTCTTTAAAAACCTCACCTGTTGCTTTGTTTCTGTACGTTGTAATTACTTCTGTCGGCTCTAGTACTGGTATTTCATTCATATTAATCCACTGTTGATTTTTTGATATTTAAAAAGCTAATGCCTACATCCGTAGCACTAGCACTACTAGCACCTACCGTTAATGTTGTTGCTCCTTCAACGATTAAAGGTTGTGTTAATAATTCTTGACTTACATTAGCTGTTAAAGCTACTGTTTTAATAACTGTTATGTTATTATCTGTAATTGTAATAATAGGTGTTCCCGTCGATACAACTCTTAAAGATTTAAGGATGTAAGTCTCACTAATTAGAGGTAGTTGCACACCTCCAGATGTTCCAAACATAGTTTGAGGTGTACTTAAATCTTGTCCTGTTACACCAAAAAATTCGTATTGATTCTGTATAGCCATTAAAATAAAAAGAAGTTAAAAGCTTCTATCTCCTGTTTAATTTCTTGTTGAAACGTTGTATTTAATTTTTCTATAACAGCATCTAAGTCTCTAACTTGGTTAGCAGATACTGCTTCATCATATTCTCTGGATGCTCTTGTTAATGATTGTACAATTTTAGCCATGTAATGTTTCTCCTAGTTGACCTTTGTTCATGTTAACATTCATAATCCCACCTTCAGCTTTACCAAGTCTTGATTTTAAATTATTAAATCTTCCTTGTTCTTCAGCACTTAACAAACCTTTTTCCATTCTTTGTAGTAATAATAAATATTCAGACAACAAAGCGTTTTGTTCATTACCTCCATTACCACCTTCTTTTGGTGGATCTTTAGGTCCTGTCTTAGTAGATTTTTTAGATTTAGGTGATGTTAAATTTGATTTTAAACTATCTATTACATTTATATCCGTAATACCTAAACTATTAACAAGATTGTTTATTCTGTTTATGGAATTATAAGCATTGTAAGCTGTTCCTAATTTTGTCCCTGCTAATAATTGAGGAGCAACTATACCTAACCCTATAGTTTTTATAATTTTTCCTATACCACTATTAAAAAACCCTGGTTTTTTTTTTGGTTTTTTAACATCAAATCCAAAAGGATTGATACCAATTTTTTGAACTCTAGGATCAAATGAACTAATACCTTTTGCATTTAATGCAGCTAAGTTAGCTGCTCTTTTTGCTTTTTCAGTATATGTAGTATTTATATTTATTGGATTATCAAATTTATCTACACCTATTGTAACTGTTGGCGTAGGCATATTATTATACATTGTAGAAATATAATTACTTCTTGAATCAGAGGTATCTTTAGGACTTGTATCTTTTGGAGTTGATGTCGTTACTGGTCCAGCAACATCAGCCATGTTAGGTCTACCCCCTCCACCAGTATTACTACTCTTGCCACTTCCATGATTGCCACCATAATTTTCGCTTGGTGGATAAGCTGGAATTCCTTCGGATGTCATTGTTTCTTGACCACCTAGACTTACTAATGTGTTTCTTTCACCAGGTGTAATGTAAGCTAACATGTGGTCTTGACCTTTAATTTTTTTCATAGGTCCACCTTCTTTATATTTTAATCTTTTATCTATCACTATCTTCTTCCCCCTGAGTGTACATCTAATCTAAATGTACCCATCTTCCAACTGCTACTTAACGCAGTGTTAGAAATAGTTAGAGCAATCTGTCTAGCTCTAGCTCTGGTGTCTATAAAATTAGTAGTGCTGGTTGAAGTATAAGTTTGAGTGGTAGCTGCGTCATTAGGATAATCTCTAAGATCTAATTTAATAACAACGTCTTGACTTTGAGAAATAAAGTCAGGAATAATTCTACTAATTCTCATTATAAATTCTCCATCTCCTCTAAATGAAATGCCTTCTCTTTGATCTTGTGTAATATCATAATCTCCTGAAGTAATACTAGCAGGAATTGCAGAGCTAGATCCTGCAATAATTTGATCAAAACCAGTTTCATGTTCAAAGTATAATGTGCTGCCTTCTGTATTACCTACAACATCAAACGAAGCGTCGTCTCCGGCGTTGTATTGAGTAGCATGAGGTAAACCAAACACGGATGAATCTTCCCACGTAGTTCTAGTAAATAAAGAACTAGCATTAGTAGCCCATATAGGAGTCTCTCCAGTTGAATCTAAATAATTATATACGACACATCTATTATTTACATTTGATGTACTAGTTGGATAAAACCAGGTAATCTCTCCAAACAAATTATTGATACCTGCATAAACTAATTGATTAGATGTAGTATTAATATCTTCAAAAACATAATCTTCTACTAAACATTTCATAGACTGTAGTTGTCCGGTGTATCTAAAGAAACCATTATCCGACATCCAATAAGCAGCTCCATTAACTTCAACCGCTGCATTCATTCCTAACAATCCACAGTTAGTTCCAACTTGTTCAAAGGCAAATGTAAATGGTGTTCCTACAAATCTCATAGTAAACATAGAACTGTCCGTCCAAATGTAAAGAGCATTTCTTCCAAGTTTAGCACCCATGATCCGTGATCCATCGGCCAGTCTTTGTGAACCAGCACTATTCTCTGCAGTAGGTACATAGTCTTCTATATTTTCTTGTGATGAAAATCTAATAAACATATCGTCTTGTGTAGTTTTATCTCCAATAGTTGTTTCAGTACCAAAGAATACTAAGTGTCTATCGGGTGTTGATACTAACATGTCACGTGATGCTGTTGGTGCATTTGGAATAATGACTGCTCTATTGTCCGTTGCATTATTTACATTTGAATCCCATTTAAAACATTCACCATTATGAATTAAGGCTATGGCAGTTCCTCCTAAATTGTCCAAGGACCATAGTCCCGGATCTGTTACGGAGTCAGTGTTAGCTGCGGGTGATCCCCAACCTGTAAAAGATGAACTGTTTGTAACTGTAACACCATTGTTGTGAGCCGCTCTTGTTGTCCCTCTAGCCGCTCTTGTAATTCCTGTAAGTTCATTTCCGTTTACACCTGTGTATGAAATTTCTTCGGTGCCAACTAAAATAAAATTAGTTCCTGTTGAAGGTAATCCTGTTACACTGTTTAATCTAATTTGTGTAGCCGAACTATTGTTTCCACTTGTATTATCTCCCAATGCTCCATCCAAAGTAAAAGTTAAAGCTCCATTAATAATTCCACCAAATTGAGATATACCCCAACCATAAGCTCCCAATTGTTCTGCTGGTCCTACGTGATAGTATTGGTAGTATTTAACTCCACCAGATGTTGTTGCACCTGAACCAGTTTCATTAGTAGCCATTGTAATAGTAATTGTTGTTGGAGTAGGTACAGAAGTTATCATGTATTTTTTTCCATTAAAATCTGCAGCGCTATAATTAGAATTTGTAATTGTAGCAAAATCACTAAATAAAATAATGTCTCCTGCTACAAAACTGTGTGTTCCTGGAAAAGTTATTGTAACTGTTGGTGATCCATTAGTTGTGCTAAACGCACTTGTTAGTGTTGTACCTGTTGGATTAACTAAAGGGTGGATATCATAAAAAATTCCTCCCGTATAAGCATATAAAATTCTGTTAGTGCCAATGATTGAATAATTAATAGAAGCATTACTAACCATATGATGTTGTGCTCTTGCAACACCGGTTAGTTTGCTTGCCCCTAATTGAGACCAGCCTCCTATCTTCTCCGGTGTACCATATCTAAAACGTACATTATCTCCACCTGTCCATCGACTTTCAGCGCCGGTAGATGTAATTTGTTTATTGAATCCTGGTAAAAATCCT